GGCGATAAAAATATATAAAGAAAGACCTTTTAAAAATGGAAAATTACACCACAATGGTACACGGTAACGCCGAAATCATGCAACGAGTGCATGATTCTGGCTTATTTTCGGGGGAAAACGGGCGTAGCTGTGTAGGAATCTGGGGAAGGCTGTTGTCAATGGCGGTAGGTTTCGGAGAACGGCTGTGGCGCAGTTTGAAGCGTTTCTGGTATTGTCTGTTGAACAGTGACCCTGTGAGGCATTGCCCTGTTTACAAGGAGCAGGGTTGTGCTCATGTTGATGGGTTGCTGTGTAATTTCCCTGACTGCCCGGTGTTCCGTGGGTTCATGGATAGGCGTTGGGTGGGGTGCGCTGAGTGTTCTTTCCTTGATGTCTGTTGTAGCAAGAACTACGGTTTTGGTTGCTGTGATGGTGAAAAGGCCGGAGCTGCGGAGACCATTGAAGGAGAAAAGGCCGGAGCTGTTGGAGGAGAGAGTGGTGCTGCAAGTAATGTTGTTGGTGAGAAGAGTAGTGACGTGAAGTAGTATGGAAGCGGACAAGGTTGTTGAGAAGTTATCATGCGAGCTGGCTCGTCAGTTAGACAAGAAGAAGTTGCGCCTTGCTTGTCAGAACGCAGACCGTGGTGATAGGATCTACGGTTACACGTTTGTTGTGAATGATGTGTGCAAGCGTGTGTTCAAGTACTATATGGGCAGGGTGTATTACTTTGACGGTCGGATATGGGCTGAGTGCAACGATGCTGTTTTGAAGCAGTCTTTGCGTGTTGCCTTGGCTGAGAAGAGTCTGGACGCTGTTAATTGCCGTACTATCCAGCGTGACTGGTCTAAGATTCAGACCTTGGTTTTCAATGAGGCTTACAATGGTGCGAAGCTGAACGAGCTGAAGCTGAACAAGGCTCTTGTTGGTTTCAGGAACGGTGTCTGGGATTTCACCGACGTTGACAATCCTGTCTATCATCCTTTCAGTGACAAGATGGAGGTGCTGAGCCTGTTGCCCTACGACTATGACCCGAGGGCTTTGTGTCCGACGTGGGAGAGTTTTCTTTGCTCTGTGCTTACGAGAGGTCAGCGTGAGCTGTTGCAGAAGTTCCTTGGCTTGGGTATCGTTGACCGCAAGGCGATGGCCCGTAAGGTTGAGAGCACGCTGTGGTTAGTGGGTCCTGGTGCCAATGGTAAGAGTGTCATCTTCGATGTGGTGCTGGGTGTCTATGGCCGTGAGAGCGTGAGCAGTGTTGGCCTGAAGTCTCTGATAAGCGGTAATGGCGGTGAGCGTGCCCGTTTCATCGGTGAGGTGGTTGGTAAGACGTTCAACTACTGTACCGAGATTCAGGCCGACGTCATCGGTGGCAGTGCTGACGCTTTCAAGTCGCTGTGCTCTGGTGAGCCTCAGATAGTGAAGAGGCTGTATAAGGATGTTGATACCGCCTACGATATACCCTACCTTATCTTCAACATGAACCAGAAGCCCGTTTTCAAGAGTCTGGACGAGGCTGTTATGCGGCGTTTGCTTTTCATCAAGTTCAAGACGACGGTGCGCGATGTTGACCGTAATCCGAATCTGTCGAGCGAGCTTGCCAGTGAGTATAGCGGCATCCGTAACTGGATGATTGCCGGTTACAGGAAGTTTGTTGCTGACGGCTACAAGCTGACGGCGACTGCCGAGAGTGCGAGCGAGGAGCGCGAGACGCTTATTGAGAATGGCAAGAGTGTTCATGTGTTCGTGCGCGACATGGGTTACAGGAGTACGCTGAGTGCCGGTAACTGGAAGGAGAAACCAAAGGTGCTTCTGGCTTCGCAGTTCTATTCCCGCTATGTGGAGTACTGCGAGAAGAGCAGTCTGGAGGCTGTGACGATGAAGCAGTTCGGCGGCGACTTGAAGGTTCTTGGCTTTGAGAAGAGGAGGGTGAATGTTGGGATGGTCTATGATGTTTATTCTGACGATGATATAGAGTGGAAGATACAATAACCGCCGTGGCTTTTTTCCCGCCTACCAGGAGGGGCAATGGACGAAAGAGCGGCGAGCAATATATAACAATAAAACAGGGAGAATATGGAACTAAGAGAGTTTGTTCATGTGACGAGCATTGTTGGCGGCAAGCGTGCGGTTATCCGTGCCGCCAATGTCGATGCTGTGTATGAGAACGATGGTGAGAAGCAGAAATATGGCGGTTATAAGCCACCTTGCACCACCATTGAGTATTCTGGTGGCTGCAGTGTAGATGTTGCCGAGAGCTTTGATGAAGTTTGTGACATGATTTACAGGGCAGAGCTATGATGATGTTCAAGATAGTATCGAGGAAGAAATGGGAGGAGCTGAAACGTGAGAACGGCCTCCTTTTCCATGAACTTGAAGTAAAGGAAATCGAACTCTGCAACTGGAAGAAAGCCAGGGAGTCAGTCATAGATTCCTTGGACCAGGCATTAAAGCGTGTCAGTGAGATTGAGGCTCAGAACAAGCGTTTGAACAAGGAGATTGCCGAAATGAGCAAGCGCATTGAGAAGATTTCGCAGTTGAATCGTCATTACGAGGCCGACATTCAACGGCTTACGAATCATAAAGTTTAATTTTTAATTTCAAAGAATCATGGATTTTGGAAAAGCTATTGAGGCCCTGAAACAGGGGCGTGCCATTCAGCGGAACGGCTGGAATGGCAAAGGACTATTTGTAGTGAAACAGATTCCCGCCCACATTGAGGCAGATGTCATCCCCAAGATGCAGTCATTGCCTCAAGTGGCGAAAGACATTCTGATGTCTCGTGAGCATCCTCACATCGACTACACCAACCAGATGCTCATTGTGAACCCTGACGGTCGGGCTGACAGTTGGGTGCCGTCTTCGTCCGATGTCTTTGCAGAAGACTGGTGCATCATTGGTGAGGAAGAAACCTTCCTGACCCGTCTAAAGAGCGAAGCCTGTGAGCTGTATGTCCGTAAGGAGAAACTTAGTGAGTTCATCGGCTCTGAGAAGTTTGCCTCCGTTTCGGAGACCCAGAAGACCCTCTTGCAGAAGCAGTACGATGCCATGTGCGAGTACGGCAAGATTCTTGACGAGCGTATCAACGACTTAGAGAAATAGTACGGCCATGGTAGATTTGAGCAAGAAGAAATTGGTGTTCGTTGATTTAGACGACACTTTGATTAAGACGGCGAGCGGTAAGACCTTTCCGAGGAGTGTTGCTGACTTCATCATCCGTCTTGACGTGCTGAAGAAGCTGCGTGCCATGGACCTTGAAATGGTGTTGATTGTTACGAACCAGGGTGGTATTCCCAAGTTCTGCAGCGAGCGCGATTTCAAGGCCAAGATTAAGGCCGTAACTATTTTCGTGAACACATACGTTGGTGCTATCACCTATTACCGTTACTGTACGAGTCTTGACAAGGGCGATCCGAAGCGCAAGCCCAACACCGGTATGCTGGATGATTTGCTTGTTGAGGCCAACTGCTATCGCAAGAGTGCTGGTCGCAAGCCATACACCAAGGAAGAGATTTTCTATGTAGGCGATGCGAGCGGCATCCATACCGCTGGACGTGATGACTACTCCGACGATGACAAGAAATGTGCTGAGAATTTCGGCATCGACTATGTTGATGTTGAAGAGTTTGTAAATAATTAACCCTTTAAACTTATTGAACTATGGGAATTTTAGTAGGACGAGACAAGAAGAAGCAGGAGCGTATCGACCATGCTTCCGTACTGAAAACCATCAAGGAGCGTGACCGTGCCGATCGTGAGCGCAAGGAGGCTCAGAAGAAAGCCGCCGAGGAAGAGGCAGCCCGTAAGGCTGCTGAGAAGGCAGCCAAGAAAGCCGAGAAAGAGGCGAAGAAAGCCTCCAAGCAGGGTGCTGGTGCAACGGTGGAAGAACCCGCCGCTGACGCGCCGGGCACTGTGACTGAGACGGTTGAAGACCCTGAAAACGCTGAAGGCGATGAAAACGACTAAGCGTAGAACCCTTGACGACCTGACTCCTGCTGAAATGCGGGAGCAGGTTGTCTTGTGTCATCAGCACATGGAGCGTTGCTGTGACGTGCTTGATGGTAAGCAAGGGGTGAAGCCTGTGGAGCTTGTTGATGTCAGTGACAGTGCAGACTTGGAGCTGTTCTACCAGTGCAAGAAGGTAGCTGAACTTTCCCGGCTCTCAGCCGGAGTAATGGACGAAAAGAGATACAAAAACCACTAAAACAAGAAAGATGATAAAAGAAGAGAAGAAAAGACCCACCGCTGGCATGGTTGCTGGCTCAGCTGCTGGCGCGGATGGTGGTCGTAAAATCCCGTATAGCGGGTATGTCCGTATTGGTGATTTCAAGATTTGGAAGAGCCGCATCCAGCTTTCTGTCAATGATGTGTCAACACCCGAAGAGCGTGCTGAGGCTGGCCGTAAAGGCAAGAAGATAAGGTTGACGCAGAAGTATGTAGATGTGATTGTTGTTTCCGACATGCAAGGTTTGTGGAGTGTGAAGATTCCCCAGACGTACCTTGCCTATCCGATGATAGAGCAGTGCTATGCCGATGGTAACGATGAGTTCCTTCACACCTTCCTTGCTAACATCAATTTTGTGTCGGCCATCAGTAATGGTTTCTACCAGAGGGGTGTAGCCCTTTGTGGTCATTGCTATATGCACCCTGACATTCTCCGTGAGGGTTACAAGCCTGAGAATGGTCCAGGCCATGACGACCTCATGGCAGAGGCTAAGAAAGTCCGTGACGAGTTCCTTCACTGGTACGAGGTTGCCAAGGAGCAGGAGCGTGGTTGCCAGGCTACTGCTGATTAGTTCGGTCGCTTCTGACCTTTGCCTTGTAGAATGGGCAGATGTGGCATGTTAATGGGAGCCAGACTTTGACGGAATCCTGTCCGTCGGTTGAGGCTCCTATTTTCTTTACTATGTCGTAGTATCGTGACATGAGGTCAGCGCGGTCTTTCGAGCCTACTGGCTGTTGTTTTGCCGAGCGCAGAATATCCTTTGCGACGTCCATTTCCGTAATCATTTCCACCTCGTCAGGGTTAGTGTTGAGTCCAGTGTGGAGGTGCGTCCGTTGCTGTAGGAGGTCATCAAAGGCATCCGTCTCTATGATAGAGTCACGTATTGATTTGTTCTGTGCTTGTGAGTATGTTGCGTTTGTGGAATATGCGATGTTGTAGGCATCTGCCTTTGAGTAGCCAATGGCCATGAGGTCAGCCATGACAAGTGTCTGTACTGGAACATTGTTTTGCTTGGCCTCTTTTTTGAGTTTGTTTGAGTATTCTTCCATGATTTTTGTGATTTTTTTTGCCGCCTCTCAGGCGGCAAAATTGACGAAAGGGTTTTATTTGGTTAATGGGTAGATGGGTATTCTGATGCAGCGGCAGTGCGGGTGTGGTAGTGGTTCTGCGTCTATGAGACCTATGTGTAGTCCTACCTCGCTGTCGCAGATTGTGCAGGGGTAATTGCTTCCACGGAGTTGGTAGTAGCCAACTGCGCCGTCAGCGATGAAGTTAAGTAGCTGGTTTTTTCCAAAGATGATGTCGTTGGCAATGAGGATAGTGTTGATGATGGCGTTATAGCCCTCACGTGGTACACCTTGCACGTTTGGTGAGCCGTCGGGGTTGTGTGTTATTCCTGCTGAGCGTATGAAGGCTGCGAGGAAGTCCTGTGGGTGCTTAATGGCAGCGACGAGGGCAGGAATGGTGTAGATGGCGGTGATGTGCGAGCGGATTGTTGTGATGGCGTCTGGAGAACCGACACCGGCTGTTTTGAGTGCTGCTATTGCCGCTTCGAGGTCATAGAGGAAACGCCACTCATAGTTGTAGAGTGTTGTTCTGAAGTTCTGGTTGCCGTGTCCGAGTGCGAGCAGGAAGGCGAGAAGCGCGGCTTTCCTTGATTCCCGGCTCTCAGCCGGATGAATGGACGAAAGGGCTTCGTTGATTGTTATTTCCTCTATTTTTTCGAGTATTTTTTCTTCGAGCGCGTCCATGACGGCGTTAATTTCCCGTTGCTGTTCTGGGGATGCTCCGAGTGTGAAGACGTCGCCAGGGAAGTTGTACTTGTAGGCGATGCGAACTATTTTGTCTGCGGCCTCTGTGAGTAGTTCTGCAATGAGAGACTGTAGAGTTGCCGCTACCTCGCTTCTGTGCAGGATGTAAGACTTTGCGGCTGCGAGGTCTTCGTCAGTTGGTGCGAGGTAGCGGGTGGTGTCGAGGTGGATGGTTACTGTGTTCATAAGCTTTTCTTACCCAGCTCCCAGCCGGGGCAATGGACGAAAATATTCCGGCTCTCAGCCGGGGCAATGGACGAAAGGATGTGGATGCTATGTTTTAGTGAGTTTGGTTCCATTTTTCCCATCCGTTTTTGCCTTCTGGGTTTCCCCAACGGTCGTAGCCTTCCTTATCGTAAGTGCCATCGTTTGAACGTCCGTGCCCTGTTGCTACTGAGCCACGTTTAGCCTTTGCTTTCTTGGCGGGTTTTCCAGACGATGATGTTTCAGTTGTAGTTGATTCTTGCGTGTACTGCGCTTCGATTTGAGCGAGAGCCTCCTCCTCTTCGATGTGAATGTCGGACTGGATTTGTAGCTTTTGCTGCTGGAGCAGAAGTTCCTGAGACTGCATGTATTTGTTTTCCTTGCAGATGCGGTCCCATTCCTGGGGTGTGGAATAGGGCGACTTCTCGCTGGCCGTCTGCCGTGATAGATAGCCGTTTTGCACGGAAGCCGAGAGGTTGGTGATCAGCTCCGTCTCGTTGAGGTGGATATAGGGCTTGACGTAATAGGTGATTTCGAGAGACTGGAAGGCGAGTCGTTGCAATGACTCCACTCCGTAGCCGTATGTGAAAATCCTCACGATGTCGCCGATGGCCTGGTGATACTCCTGTGCGTCAGCCATTGCTTTTTCGTAGGCATCTGTGTAGAGCATCTTTATTGCCACACCCGGCGTGTCTCCCGATTTCAGTTCTGGTGCCTTTACGGCAGACGACTGTTGATAGATGGACTTTTCGAGGGTGTCAAGTTCTGACTTGTAGGCGTTAGATGCATCCTGACGGTTGAGGAATCCGATTTCTCCTCCAGTTGGCAGTAGGATAATCTTTGAGGCGTGCGTGAAGTCCTTGTCCTCCAGTTCCTCAGACCCTTCACCTTTGATATACATGATAGGCAGTCCGAAGTCATGGTTTGACTGTGCGAGACGTGAGAAGGCCATTTCGTAGTTGTCGATGGCATCCTGTGATGGTGTCCAACAAGGCCCGTCATCGTCACGGTGGTATGCGACGGGGATTTCCGGGAATCCGTGCCGCTGAATCTCCTCAATCTCATATTCCGGTAGGTTGAAAACCTTTTGGAAGATGAATCCTTTGATTCTTTCGAGCGTGTTTTTGGGGTCTCCGTCAGCACGTAGGCGGTAGTAGTAGGTATCATCCCATACGTCGATGTATCTACTGATGACCGACCCCTCCTCATTATAGTTATTGTATTCACGGGCGAAAAGGTTCATTCTTCCTGTTCGCCGGTCATAGTGTGGGTACAGTTCATCCCCCTTTGTGAAAGAGAGCGTTTTCCATCCGAACTTTCCGTTGTCGATGAATCCCACGAAAGCCCCGTCACCAGTTGCCTTCACCGACTTAGCGAGCTGATACCATGATGTTTCCATGTTTTTCTTCGCCCACCCGCGTTTGAAGGCGTTGAGCACAGAACGAGAGTCGTCATCGTCCTTTTCGTCTGCGAGTTCAAACACGAGGTCATTTCCCGTGAAGTGAGTGAGCTGCTTAATGAGGATGATGCGCTGCCATGCGAAGGCATAGCGTGGAACTTCTTGCAGGTAGTAGCGTTCTGAATCCTCGTCATATCTCCAGATGTCGGGGTAATACTCCTTATCGAAGATGATGTGTCCTGACGGGTCAAGTTCGCGTAGGAAGTCCTGCTGAGTTCTCCGTGTTCTTACGATGTTGTCGAAAGGCACATGCTCGTCCTGTGGCTCTCCAACTATCTCTCCGTGGCTATCGTGTCCATCAGGAAGGATTCTTGTGAACGGCTTTTTGGTGAGCAGTTCACGGATGCTGCTGTTTTTGATTTTTGTTTCCATGTTCTTTTATTTTTTAGGCCCGGCTGTCAGTCGGGGTAATTAACGAAAGTTTCTTTTCACGGTGGCTGGTTATGAGAGGCGTCGGCGGTGCAGGTGAGGATGACGACGTTTTAGCCATGATGGTGTTGTGACGGCACCTATACCGATGTCGAAGTATGAGCGTAGTGCAAGTGCCTCGAAGAAGTCTGGTGAGTGCTTGCAAAGTTTTTTCATCTGTTCCTTCTTGATGATACACCATCCCTGGTCATCCTTTGCCTCGTCTTTTCGTATGCACTTGCGTTCCTGCTGCAGGATGTCGCGGAGCATACGTCCATCGAATCCTTTTCCGCTGAACTTACGAGACAGTATTTCCGGCTCGAATGATATGCGTGCCTCCTGTACGAGCCGTGCGAAGAGGTAGCATGTCTGTGACTTGATGTTGTCGTACATGCCCTTGAAGCGGTCATCAACTGCCTGTCGGTTGTTGAACGGCTTTGCCCGCCGGAAGAATCCTTTGAGCGTCTGCCCTACCCCGTTGAGGTCATATACAAAGTTTTCCTCGAGCACGTTCCACTCTTCCAGTTTTGCGCGGACGAGAGCCACTGTGTCCTGTGCATCTTTCTTGCATACGAATATGTCAGCGACGTGGTAGCCAATCCAAAGCCACATGACGAGGTTATCGCCTCCCTCAAAGGCCACGTCACAAGTTGCACGTCGAACCTTGTCACCGAGCATCTGTGCGTTCTGGAAGCACCTCTGTAGGTGAATCATCTTTATCATGTCGTCGCCTGTGGCCATGAAGTTCCAGTTACCTTTGAGGTCACGTTCCACCTTTTCCTCCGACTGTTGTGCGAGGTTAGCCTTGTATTCTGGCGACGAGTCGAGCAGAGCGCGGTTGTCATCGAGTTCTGCGCGGACGAAAGTCACCGATTTGACATACATTTCCTCTGGTGGTAGTGTATCTTTTTCAGAGCGTATGGCGTCGATTTTGTCTTTCGCTTTGAGATAGACCTCCATACGTGTGTCGCCCCAAATGACCTGTTCCGGTGTATCACCGTCCATGAAGCAGTATCTTATCACCCCGTCTCTTTCCGGTATGGGGTAGCCGTCAGGACCTATCCACCAGTCAATGAACACTCGCACCCATGAAAGCGGGTCAGGGTTGCATGTACCCTTCATTCTGTTTCTGATGCCGTGTCCGTTACGGTTACACTGTACGAGCACCTTGAATTTCTCATATTCAAGCTGTGTTATCTCGTCGATGCCGATGTATGCGTACTGCTGTCCTCTATATTTGTCTTCAAACTCTTCTATGGCCGATTCAAAGTACGTCAGTTTCAGTTCACCCCCGTAGTTGAAGTACCAGGTCATGTCGTCCTTTGACTTGTTATAGTGTCCATCTGTCCCGTATATGATTCGCGACTCCTTGACGATGTTTCTGAGGTCATCTTTCTCCTTTCTGAAGATGATGGCTGAGAAGTGCGGGTTATTGACGTCGTACTTTGCATCCATGAGGAGCGTCACCGTATTATGGTTGACTGTGAAAGCGTCTGACAGGTAGAGGTGTTCGCGTCCTGACACCGTTATGCAGCGGCATTTCTGTTTCTCCTTTATCTTTTTGATGTGCGTGATTTTCTTTGTGAGCATGAGCCTGTCGTGGCATGAGTGCGGCTTGTTGCAGTTCACTCCCATCTTTTTTCTGTTCAGCTCTCTGTAGAAGCAATCCCTATTGTCGGGAGCCATGATGTTCACGCGCCAGAAGCCATCCTTCTCCGTTCCGTCCTGTACCTGGAACACCTTTGCCCAGCATCCGAGTGAGCGTGCGAGCCATGCTATATCCTCAATGAATTTTTTGTTAGGCAGACAGAGGTACGGGTTTCCTTTGAACACTCCACCTTTTACGTCGAGCACACCCCGCAGGAACTCCCACCGTGACTGTACGGAAGCAAGTTTGTATTGGTTAGGTATTCGTGATGGATGAGGCTGTCTTGATGCTGTGATAGCCCTGCGGTCTTTTTCTCGGTAGCCAACGACGAGGTTCTGCATCATTCTGTAGTGCCATGAGTAGCCGAGCATTGCAATCCTCTTCTGTGCTGCCATGCTGTATGTAACGACTGCTCCTTTGTGTGAGAAGTGCGTTGTACCCGATGACATGATAACACCGAGGACGTAGGGGTGTATAGGTAGCTGGATGGGGGTTTTCCCACCGCTCTCAGCGGTGTCAATGAACGAAACACTGTCCCGGCTATCAGCCGGAGCAATGGACGAAACACCATCCCGGCTCTCAGCCGGAGCAATGGACGAAAAGTCGATTTCTGCACAGATGGGTATTTCTGCGTAGGTGTCGGCGTTTTTCCGCAGGGAGTTGGGGTAAGGCGCATCAATGACGTAGTTGTTCATTATCTCCCGTGCGGTCATTTCGCGGAAGTCACCGCATGGTGTCAGTCGTGCCCAGAATCGGTGGTTATCCATGACCGATACGTAGGTGTTATCGTCGAAGTAGATATGATAGAAGTTCTGTTCTCCCTGCTCAAAGATGGCTGTTACTTGTTGAGTGCCTTCGTATGGCGTACAAATGAGGTCTCCGACGTTGAGCTGGCCCATTGTAGTTTCTCCCGTTGGTGTGATGATTTTCGTGTTGTAAGTGTTTGCTTTTCCACCTCCACGATTACCGCCTGAGAAAGTGATGTCGGCATTAGCTTTCAGCGTATTCTCCTGTCCTCCTTGTTGTGCGATGTAGTCATTGTGAGACTTGCGGAACTGCAGTCTGTGTTGTTTGACATGCTCGAAGGAGTAGATGGGGAATCCGTTGGTAGTAGAGTAGCCAGTTAATTCTTTCATTTTTCTTTACACTTTTTCTTTTTTACCGACACGGCTCCCAGCCGTGACAATAGACGAAAATTCATAATTTTTGTGGCAAATATAGTGAAAAACTTGCTCTGAATAAGCGTTTTAAAGAAAAATGTAAAGATTTTTCTCAAAAAAGTATTTTGTTTCGTGAAATATATCTATTTTTGCGAAAAATATTTACAAATCACGAGAACTATGAACAAAGAGACCCTTATTCAGAATTTGAAGCAGAAAGTTGGAGAAACCGACTTTCAAGTGTTGAGTGACCAGACTGTTGACGGTATTGTGACCCCCTTACTGCCGTTGTTCGAGGATGACAGCAAGGTAACGGACGAGACCTACGCACTTCCTGTGCAGGTATTCAAGAACTACATTGGTCAGTACCGCCACGATGTGAAGGCCGGTATCACAGCCGGCATTGACAGTGAGAAGACCCGCCTGACGAGTGAGAAAGACGCAGCCATTGCAGCTTTCAAGGCTCAGTGGGAGAAGGATCACCCTGACACCCGCCTCTCAGGCGGGTCAACGGACGAAAACTCCAACGGTGGAGCAGGCGGGAATCCTAACGGTGGAGCCGGCGGGAATCCTAACGGTGGAGCCGGACTTACCGAGGCAGATGTCGCCAAGAAGGTTGACGAGCTGCTAACCGCCAAGCTTGACGCAATGAGCGGCAAGGATGGTGTTCTTGGTAAGATGAACGAGCTGTTGACGAGTCTGGACAACCAGCGCAAGGCTGAAAGAATCAGCGCGATTACTTCTGCTATCGAGCAGCACATCACAGAGAAAGAGGGTGGTGAGTTGACGCACGAACAAAGCCGTGCTTTGCACTACGCTCTGAAAGACTTCGATATTGACGAGAAGGTGAGCCTTGACGACTTGAAGAAAAACTTTGAGAAGAGTTACGAGGCGACTTACAAAGACCTCTACCCCAACGGTGGTATGCCTTTCAGCAATGCCAACGGTGGTGGTGATGGCGGCAATTCTGCCTTTGAGGACTTTATGAAGCGTCGTAACGAGGCCACCAAGACCGCTTCTGCTGAGCAGGAAGCTCTGAAGAAGAAGTTCGTGTGATGTTTTTGCCCGAGCGTGAAAAAGAACCGAATTATTAACCCAAAAACGATTGACGAACATGGTTATCAATGGAACCTCTAATCAGGTTGTCCAGTACAGTGGCAAGATTGGTGGTGCTTTGCGTGTTTTTGAGGACAAGGTTGAGCTGCTTATCGGTGGTTTCAACTTCAACCTCAACGACCTGCCCGCTCCCGGTGATGTTTTGCCCTGCGGTACTCCTGTGAAGTGCGACGAGAGTTCGTCTGCACGTTCTATTGTGCCTCTGATTACTGCTAAGGTTGCCTCTATCGACAGTGACAATGCAAAGAAGGTCACCCTTGCGAAGGTTGGCTTGAACCGTCCTGCCGTCAAGGTAGGTATGCAGGTGGCCATCATCAACTCGACGTTGACCACTCAGTATCAGAACACAGCCGCTGCCGGTGCTACCCCTGCCGACACGAAGTTTGCTACTATCACCGCTATTGACGGTGATGTGATAACCCTTGGTGAAGCTTTGACTGGCCTTGCCGCCAACGACATCCTCGTTGAGGTTGTTGAGGACGCTACGACCCACAAGGCCGCCATCAAGGCCGTTCCTAACCGTCTGTTGCCTTACGATGTTGTCCGCGACGAGAAGGCCATCAGTGTTGACGGTGACGGAGCCTACTCCTGCCTTGCTCCTGTTCTGGAGCGTCGTTGTCCTCCTCTGACCGCTGCTATCAAGCAGGCTTTGAAGGATGCAGACTGCACGTTTGTTTGGAGTGACCGTAAGTAGTTGCAGCTCCTGGTGCTTCCTTTCCCGGCTATCAGCCG